ACAGTTGCATTGCCCGTGCCGATAATAAGATCGCCTGCCGTTGTTACCGTGGAAAGAGGAATCTTGCTTGGGTCAGTTGAAGTATCTACCGCAGTCCAAGCCGAGCCTGTATAAAAGAGGAACTCGTTGGTGTCTTTGAGGAAGCAAAACATTCCCTCGCTGAGCGACGGCTCCCCCGCACCGCCATAGGCGGCATCCCTAGCCGTAGAGTTCGCATAAACGGCAATTACCTGATCTTGGACATATTGGTTGAGGTTCGCCGCCGTGACGACATCGCCCGCCTCCCACAAATATGCACCCGCACCAGCCATTTGACCTCCAGATCAACTTACAGCGTTCGTGGAATCTAATTGCCCGAGGGTGGCGCTGTCAAGGGTAAAGGGGTCTGCAATAGATCGAACAGCCGTTTTGAACAGAATATTGTGGCTGACGGGGGTGATTGTGTGCGAAATTCCCTCGACCGAAAGATTTTGTGTGATGCTCAAAGGGGTACCCGTTGCAAAAGATTTTTTGACTTTCAAAACCGACCCTAGATCGAGGTCGATGATTGATTGTTGAACGGCGGTCGAAATTTTGTTCCCCCCAAAACTGCAAGAAACCGAATCGAACCTGTATTGGGGTTCTTTGAAAAGGTTGACCATATAATCCGCCAAGTCTTGTGCATCCGCTTCTGAACAAAGCAAAGAGTCCAAGTGAAGAGCCGAAACGCCATATTCGCTTTGGGAGGTCGCATCGTCGGCAATGCCTGGGTTCAAAGAGTCGATAGGGGTGCAAACGACACGATTAAAGAGCGCCTCTTGTCCGTAAAGCACCGAGAGGGTTTCGTAGTCGGCATCCCCCGAGTTGTCGTCGGCGAAAAAAAACGGGTCAGAGACGACGAGCGTTTGAAGACGGTTGGAGAAACGAAGTTCCCCGTCACCTGACATGAAAAGATACCCTTGTTCCGTTTTTGCTATTTGTTGCAAATAATCCAAGAGAACGGTTTGGTCGGCGATAGGTTCGGCGGTCAAAGTGATCGTTCCCGCATCCAAATTGGTTGTAGCGGCGTAGGCAACCTCGGGTAACGCCAACAAAGCCGTAATTCTCGCCCCTCCCAACTGAGCGGACGGCGTAAATTCTTCGATGCGGGTATTCGCCAAAACCACGAAATCGTCGGCACACTCCAAAATCACCGTGGCTTTATCCGTAGGCAAAGAGGACGGCTCGAACGAGATGTCAATATCCGTGATACGACCCGTAAAAATTTGGGTCGCATCATAGAAAACTTTTACCACTCGACGAATCGTGACACCCGAGGTGCCCGAAACCGAGTTGTAGTAAGGACTCGCCGTGTTCTCGGGGTCATATTTACGACTGTAATCACCCAAGGTAATCGAGCAGGTTGACGCCGAAAACTCTTGAAGTTGGTCAGACCTGCCTCTTTCTATCCGAATCTCTTGCACATCCTCGGTGATATCGACACCCACCCCCGAGGCGTAAATGGTGCAAAGAGGGTCGTCTAGGGTGCCGTAACCGTCCGTGTCATCCAAGGTGAAACCCGCATTGAAGCCGATTTCGGCGGTCACCTTGTAGGTGCCACCCCAAGGCATCAACTTACTCATTGCGTTGGGACGGGGACTTTACCGTTTTTTCGTGACCACTTTTTCAACTCGTTGACAATCGCATCACCGATAGATCGACCGTCCGCCCCGTAACCTGCGTTGACGGTCAAATTTATCGTCGTGCTTCCGAGCATATTTCCTTTCGACAAAGGAACCACCGCTTCGGGTCCTGCCTCGCCGATCAAACCGAGGGTTGGTGATTTCACAATACCGCCTGTAGCAAAGCCTCGGAAAGCACCTTCCAAATTGAAGTTCTTGAAAAATTCTTCCAAATCTTCAACGGCGGTGGCACCCGTAGCGGCTTGATACGCCAATTTTGCGGAAGTCAAATTTAAGGGCATCCCATCCAAGTATTCGATTTCAGGGGTTTTAGTAGAAACCACCGTGGGTGTAACACCCGTGACCGTCGAGGCAGGTTGTGGCAACGGTTTCAAAAGGGCGTCGAATTCTCCTTGAACTTTCTTCAAATAAGCCTTCATTTGTTCAATCGTCGCCTCGGCAAGAAAGTCTTCAAGTTCACCAATCTTTTCTTTGATTCCCTCCACGATTTGAGAAGCAAGATCGAAACCTGCCTGATAAAAGGTGTCGCCCAACAAATCCGCCAACGCATCGCCCTGCAACCTTAAAGAAACCTCGAATTGGTTCAACTTTTGGATAGTTTCGGCGCCACCGTCCTCGATGAATTTGGCGATACGAGAACCCGCCTCATACCCTGCCTGCAACACCATTTGAATGTTTTGAGGCGACAACCCCAAGGCAACGAGGCGTTTGACGGTTTCAGCGAACTGACTAACCTTGTTCGCCTGTTCAGCCAAAGCCTGAACGAAGTCGGCGCCCGCCGACTCTCCTATTGAGAAAAATTCGTCCGCCAACTTTTGCCCGCTTTTAACAGAAACCGCACCAATTTCTTTGAACAATTCGTTCGTTTCTTTGATCGCATCCGAACCGCCGTCAATGAGTTCTTTCGCCAACAAAGAACCTGTTTCGGCGCCCGCCTTCACAATCTGATCGAAAGCATCCTTCTCCAACCCCAAATCGACCAACTTCGTCAACTGTTCAGAAAAAGTCGTGGCAAGCCTCGCCTGCTCCCTCAAACGCTCCATGAAAGTCTTCTGTTTCGCCTGTTCGGCGTTCGCATCGGCGGTTGCTTTGGTCAGTTTTTCTTGCGCCTCGGAAACCTTCAACAACTGTTCTGACGCTTTTTCGTAGGCTTCACGACGAGCCTTGCGACCAACGGTGCCCCCTGCGATCTGCAACAACTGATTGTATTCTTCTTGTTGTGCGTTGACTTCGGCGTTCGCTTCCGCAACTTTCTGATTCACCTGTGCGAAAGCGTCTGAAGCCGTTTTTTGTTGACTCAGAGCATCGTTCAGAGAGAGGGTGTTTTTGATCTGATCTCTAACCTCCTCATTGAAGGATTTTTGGGCGTCAACCAACTTGTCGAATTCCTCTTTCGCCTTCTCAGCCGAGGCGTCCGCTTTGCTCAGGGCGTCGGTCATTGAATATGCCCCGTAAATCGCCTGACGGGCGGAATCTTTCATGGCGGTCAAAGCCTCCCGATATTCCTCCATCCGTTTCGTTGCCTTCGCTAACGCCTCGTTAGCGACCTTCATAATTGCGGCACGGAGACGCTCTTTTTCTTTTGTTACCGCCTTCGACTCCTGCCCCGACTTTTTCGTTTCGTTGTTGTATTCCGTGAAACCATTCGTACCCGATTTCGCCGTCTTGCCCAAATCCTTTATTCTCGCCTCTAAAGCGTCGATAGCCCTTATTGAACCGCTCAAACCTTCTGACGCCAATGCCTTCAAAGTTGCGACCAACGCCGCCAACTGTTTTTTCGCAAAATCCAAATCGATTGTAACCTGAATATCGATCTCAGCCAAACCACTAATCAAACCCAAACTATTCAACAGGTCGGTAATTTGTTCGTCGGTATAGTTCGCCGCTTTGGCGCTTGCTTTGAATTGCTCGATAGTTGATTTCATGTAGTTGGCGACATCCTTAGAATTGCCTTCCATTTCCAACAGAGAAGCCGAATTTTGGGTGATCTGTTTATAAAGATCAAAACCCGCAGAAGTAAACGCATCAAAATTACCTTTCGTCCCCTTTACTTGGTCAGCCAAATCCGACGACTGTTTTCTCATATTGTCAACAGCATCCGCAAACTTGTTTGTCTCCGCTTGGGCTCCAAACATTTCTTTGGCAAACGCATCCACCGAAACCTTGCCGTCTTCGTTAGCCCCCTTCAACAATTCGAGGCGCTCATACAAAGTCTTCGCCTCAAAATTTGCTTTTTTCAACGAATCGGTTTTGGCGTCCTCGGCGTCTTTCGCCGCTTTTGCCGCTTTGGCAAGTTCGTTGTATTTTTCGGCAAAAATTTCGTTCACCGACACGGCTTCACCAACCGTATCAATACTGCCTTTCAAAATGCCTTGTTTTTCGGCTTCTTCAATGGCGAACTTTTTCGCTTCGCCCGCAAGTTTGTCGGTAGCCACCAAATAATCTTGTTGTTTCTTGATGACATCAACCAAATTGACATTTTGGAACGCATCGCCAACATCCCTGACCGATTTAAGAAGTTGCGTTTGGGCGTCCGTCATTGCATGGGTAGCCGCCCAACCTGTTTCGATCTCAACAACCGTCCCGTTCAACAGCAAACGATATTTGTCGCTTATCCCGATTGCCTCCCTCATCTTTTCCAACAACTCCGCTTGACCTTCCGCCCCACCCAAAGAAGCCTTAGCCAAATCTTGAGTGTTCAAACCTAGGGTGTTCAAACCAGCCGAAAGTTTCTCTTCCTCAGCCGACAAATTTTTGAAAGCCAACTCTGCGGGTCTCGTATTATTCACGAATTCGGCGATGGCGACACTATTGCCTTTCAATTCGTAAATTTGGTTTTTGAACGATTGCGTCAAAGCATCCGTTGTCTCTTTGATTTTTTTGGAGTTTTCACGGAACTTGTTGAAAATATAAACAGCGGCGAAAATCGCCAACAACGGGGCGAATTGCACCACCAAACTTTTTACGGCGACACCGATAGCCCTCATTCCGACGATTACCGTAGTTTTGAAAACACCCATATTGAAGGCGCCTTGCGAGAGCGTGTAGTTGTATCGCATCTGCTCCGAGACGGCGAATTTGATAGAACCGACAAAGTTTTTCATGCTCGCCCCAAGCAACAAGAACCTAGAGGCGAGACCGCCCGTCGCTACCGATGAAGCGATCATCGACTGAATGAGCATCCTGCCCATGATGAGTCCGACCGCAAAAACCAACGGCTTAAACTTTTCGAACGCCGCCGTAAGGGCATAAACCGCCGAGGCAATCCCCTTAAAAGCAACCTCCAAAACGGTTGTCAAACCCGACTCCATGATGCCCGCCACCGCATCCATGACGGTTCCTGCAAATTCAGCAAAAGCCCTGCCGAGATTCAAAGCCGCAGGGAACAACGGAATCAAAGATTTTGTGATTCTTGTGAACGCATCCCGCAGTTTCGGGGACAGGGCGACAAGCACGGCGAATCCCGCCATCACAGGATTCAGTTTTGCGGCAAGACCCTTGAATCCGACCAAACTCAACAAACTTCTGCCCGCAAGGGCGGAAAAGGCGGTGGCGAGACCGCCTGCTATCGGGGCAAATTGTTGGATTTTCTCTTTCAATCCGTCCACGCCCACTTGACTGTCTTTCAAACTTTTTAGGAATTTTGCGCCCTTGTTGATCGCATCGGTAAAGGGTTGGGTCATTGTCACCAAAGCCTTGCCGATCTCCTCCAAAATCGGGTGCAAGTAACCGCCCTCGCCAACCGCTTGAGAAAAATATTTTGTCAAATCGTAGGTCGCTTTAATTACGGGTCCGAAACCTTGAAGCAAAGACTGACCCATGGCAACCTTGATGTCGTCTTGAAGACGAGCAAAAGAACGCAAAACTTTCCCTGGTTCGGTCATCGCCGCCTCGTAGAGCCCCGCAACCTTTCTGCCTTCTTCCAAAATTAGGTTCGTGGTCGCCTGTTGGCGTTCCAAAGCGGTCAGATCGTTGACATTTTTGCCGATCTGTTTTGCGTAAGTTCTGTAACCCTCTGATGCGTATTTGGAGATACCCGCAGATTTCAAAAGCAAGGAGGAACCCGTTTGAATCGCTCTGTTTAATTTTTCCGCAGTTTCGGTCGAATTTGCTTGACTGATAACCGCCAAGTCTTGAGCGACTCGAGCAACTTTTGAGGCGTCCGCAAGATTTAAATTATTTTGGGCATACACCAAAGCAATCTTTTGAGCGGAAGCCATTTCGATGCCCTGTTTCGCTACCGCCTTAGCGGCGTCTTTGATCGCATCACCACCCAAGCCCGTCGATTTACCGACCGCTTCCATAGCAATGTTCATTTCCGAAACACGAGCGGCGGCGTGGAAAGCCTCCTTGCCAAATTTGACCATGGCAAAACCCGTTGCCGCAATGGCGGCACCTGCCGCAATCATCAAAGAATTAGCGGGTTTTAGCGCCGCCTGTAATTGCTGAGTTGCGGCGGTCGCCTGTTGGAAAGGGGTAACAAATTTGGAGGCATCGGCAGATAAGACGGCTCTAACTTCAATGTCTTCTTCTGCCACTTGTTTTACCTCCTGCTCTTAGCCGCCTTTTCCGCTTCGAAAGCCTTCAGTTTGTAGTAAGCCGCCCATTCAACAATTTCCGCCGAGGAAATAGGTGTAAAACATTCGCTACCGAACAAAAGTTCGTTCACGGTTCTACCCAACTTTTCGGCTAAATCGTAGAGGAACCGCCTTTCGGTGTTGACAAGGAGCCTTTTCCCGCTTCATCGACGGCGTTTTGACCAAACCCCGACAAACGCATCGCCACGGTAACGATTCTGTCCAAAACGGCACCCGACTTGCTCATCACCAAATCTTTGTCAGAAGCCTCGAAAACTTGCTCGCCTGTCTCAGGGTCGAAACAGCATTGAACGACAAGTTCAGGCATCATCTTCATAAAGTTGATGTTGCCATTATTCTCTGCGGCATCCTGAGAGATCGATGCTCGAGAGGCACCTGACATTCCTCGGATTTCTACTTCAACGCCCCATTCTTCAATCTTTACGATTTCTTTTTGGGTATCATCTACTGCAATTATGCGGTCACGAATGGACACGATATTTCTCCTGTTGGTTTTTGGGTTTATATTACGAGAAGGTGCCACGAGTAATGGCGCCCGTCACCTGAAGACTAGCCGAAGCCTGAACCGCATCACCAACCGACGAAGAAACTTCGTAAGAAGTCAAGAAACACTCGCCTGAATACTTCGTCAAACCCGCCGTGCTTCCCGAAGGACCATAAACGAACGAGAGCGAAGCCGAACCGCCGACGACACCCGCAAGGTAGCCGTCCGCCGTAGCGTCGAAAAGACCCGAAATGCTGATAGTCGCATCGGTCAAACCGACGATATAGGTTTTAGCCGAACCCGAAACCCCGAAAGTTGTGGTCTCGGCGGTTTCGATGTCTCGAGGCATCGAGATGTCGTTGAGATAGGTGCTGAGGTCTCGAACCGTTCCCCCTGAGTCATCCAACGAAAAAAACGCTGATTTACCGTGAACAAATGCCATTTTATTTTCTCCTTATCGTCTTGCGAACGATACTTGATATGTGATTGAACCCGTACCTGCGGAGAGGGTGGATACTGCCCGCAGATATCTGTTTACGGTCGTCCCCGAAGCGACTAAAGACCGTTCAGATGTTGTCCCGCTTGCTATTGCGGTGAAAGAAACAAGGTCGGCGAAAGTGCTGTTATCCGCCGAATGTTGAATTTTGATCGTGACCGAGGCACTCCGAGTGTTTGCGGTTACATGAAGTTGGGCGATTCCACCGTTAGCGGACGATGCGGTGTTATCGTTCGCCGTCCCCGTAGTTGAGGACGAAACCGAAGCCAAAGCGGCAAGCGAAACTCCGTTATCAAGCCCGCCGTCCGATTGGGCATTGTATGAAACCGACACCACATCACCGACAGGGGACGAGACCTCATACGAGGTTGTTTTCGCCAACAAAAGAGAAACCCTGTTGTTCAAGGTCGTGCCATCGTAGGCGACCGTCACGGGTGCCAAAGAGTCGCTCCCCAAACTATTGCTCAAAATTTCGTCAACCGCCGAAGCCGCCCCGTCGAACAAACCTGACGCCGAAACCGTGCCGTCCCGCAAACCCATAATGTAGGTTTTCGCCGAACTCCCGAAAACGGTGGTCTCGGTGACCTCCGCTTCAAAAGAGGCACTCGCATCATTCAAATACAAACTCAGATCGCTCGTCCCATGCAAGACGACGCTTCCTTTTCCATGAATAAAAGCCATTATTTTTTGCCTTTCTTCCCAATCGGGGATTCATCGGCATCCGATTCGACGGCGCTCGAGGCGTTCGCATCGACAAGTTCTATTAAGTTCTGTTCCCGTAACCATTTGATTGATTTGGCGGGGATGTCCTCGACTATTTCGCCCGCAGAAACATGGCGATCTGGCGGAAAATCCAATCCTGTTTTGACCAAATATTTCGGCATTTCGCTCCTAGATTTCGGGCGCCCCGAAGCCCCGTAATCTCCCTGACCACGAGGGTACGAACGGGCGATGCCGAGGTCACAAGGACACGCTTCTCGGCAAAGGATACATCGCATCACCCCGCCCCAACACTTAAGGGCGGTCTAGTCTTTTATGCTCCAATGGGCGAGTCCGCCGTTATCCAACAAAAATTTGGCGACCCTCAAATTGCAATCCAAAATCATCAACATTTCAAGATCGCCCTTGCAGATTTTCCTCACAATCGTTTTGTGGCTCGAATTCACCTGCAACAGACCGCTATCCCAAGTCTTGTTTTTGTTCAAATGCCACACCATCACCCCGTTCTCATCCCAAAGGGCGTTGATCGCCTTGATTCGGCATCGAGACTCCCGCCAAGCAATGTACGAGAAGGTTTCGACGGGCACCAAACCGTAAGCCTCAAAAACGGGCTCAAATTTCGGGCATTTTTTCGGCTCGTTTGACCCGACTTTTTGGGCAACGATCGTAGTGGTTGTAGTGGTCGTGGTGGTCGTCGTAACAAGAGCGGTTGTCGAAGTGGTAACCGTCTCGATTTGTTCGGGTGGGACAACCATGACGGGCGCCGAAACGGGAGCCCCACAAGAAACCAACAGAAAAACCGAAAGGAAAAGTCCAGATATTTGTTTCATAAAACCTCCTGATTTGTTTCAGCCCTAAAATGGCATCGGAATGTAAAATTAAATATCGGAAAGTGAATAGTCCTTTTCACCAGCCATTCACATCCTTCAGGTGAACTGACCGTTACTTCAATTTATCCTTCGACAAGAGAAAAGTCAAGCAACTTCGGAACCGTTTTTAGCCTTACATCTAGGGCACAAAATGACCCAAGGTTTAGTTACCGAAACAGCCAACATTTTTGAGCAACGCCAACATCGAGGTTGCTCGTCAACAATCGACTTGGCGCCATAAGGATTCGCCTGTTTATCTACGGAAGCCATACGGTGAAATCGCATCCAATAATCGCCCGATCATCCCCATCTCTCGCCAACGGGTACAACTCCGAAGTCGCCAAAATACACATGATCGACACACCCGATAAAGTGGTGTTTCTGACGGCGCCAAGCAAATTGCGAACATTTACGGCTTTCGAGCGGGCAGTTGGATAATCGTTCCTCGTTGCACGACAATACACACGAACCCTCTGATGATCGATTGCCTTAACGGACACCCCGAAAGTATGGTCGGGACCAATCCCCTGATTTTCGTAAAGCGTCACACAAACATCGGGGGAGTCGGGCATCCTCGCCAAAAAAATGTTTGTGGCAAGAGTGCCCTCACCGCTCGTCTGAAGATAAGCACCCAACGCATCAAGAATTGCCATCGGTGCGCCTAATCATTTTCCTCGGGAAGCCGACTCTTTTGCCCCAAAATTCGTTTGACACGAGCCGAAATATTGCCCGCCAACCTCACACTTGCGTCATCCACGGGGTCTCTAAGGTAAAACGCTTTCCGACCTGGAGCGTGTTCAAAATCTTCGTTCTCGTGTTGAATGAACGCATAATCTACCGCCGCACCGCCATACGAAATTTCAACTCCAACTTTAGAACCCACAGAATAAGGCTGATGTACCATACCCGAACCTGACAGAGCGCCAAAGCGAAAAGGAACCTCATCCCTAGACTGCGCCAAAACGATCTGAGCCTCCGCATATAACGCCTCCATTGTCGCTGGAATAACCTTCTTTGCACCAACCTGCAACAGAGCCATAGCCTCAGCCAGACCCGTGACCTCTACTTCTGCCACCTTCACGATCAACCACCAAACGAAACAGTCGTGTGATGAGCCCCTGTGTCATCATTGTGAACCTGAACCGAAATAATGTCGGGTATCGCACCGCTCGGCAAAACAATCTTCGAAGAGGTGGAAATCGTCGGAGTGCCGTAAAAAATAATGCGACCCTGCTCGAAAACATTGCGGTTATCCGCCGTTTTAACAACCTGACCCGTCTCCTGAATTCGACAATTTGTAGCCACCCCCGCCCCGAAAGAAAATTTGCCGTACTCGTCCGTAGATGAAGCGGGAAACACCGTCACCGAAGACGGCATCATGTCCAAAAAAGCGGTTTCGATAGCCACGATTAGTCCGTTTGATCGCCGATGGAATCCGAAAAGGTCGGGTTGCCTGCGAATCTGTCCATGCCAATCGTGAACATAAAAGTGCCATCAAAAACCTCTGTGTCGAAGTTAGGTGAAGGAGGATAGGCACGGGAAGCCATCGACCTCAGATTGGTTGCCCTATCTAAAAAGGTTTTTGATTGCGAAGCGAATTGAGTCGATATCGACAGATCACCAACCGACCGAGAAGAATCAGCCTTCGAAGCATAAATTCCCGCTATCGCATCACAGGCGAACGCCGCCGCTAGATAGGTGTTGCTGTTCCATTGCGATAAAAGGAACGCTATTTCCGCATCGTTTATTTGCTGATTGGTCGTATCCGTGTCGCCACACAAAAACCGCACGGCGTCCCTATTGCTATTTGCGGGGTCGCCCGAATATGTCCACGCCATGAAACCAACCTATTTTTTCTCCGAGGAAACCTTCGCTTTCGGTTTAGTTTCCGAAACTTTTTCCACGACAACCTCCGACAACGGCAAAAGATAACGATTGCTGATGAGACTTTTCAAATTTCTCCAACCCGCACCGTCAACTATTTCGCCGACATTGATAAAAGAACCATCACCAACGGGAATTTTTTTTGTAACTTTGTAAGCCATATTTCCTCCGATTTCATTGGACACTTAAGGTCACTTGACCGAAAGACTATGCCACTCGATACCAAACGACCGTGTTGGTTGCCGATACACGAACCCTGAATGTCGCAGAAGTAGCGGCACTCACGCTTGCTACACCAACAATCGTCGCATCCGTACCCGCCGTGATGACGAGTGGGTAATCTGCGGGGGCAAGGTTCACGACATTCACCTCAAAGGTGTCGCCCGTTGCATAACCGTTCAAAGCGGCACAAGTAAGGGTTCCTGTCGGAACGGTCTTAGCCCGTGATGCTGTGGGTGTACCGACCAACAAACCACCATTCGTTACAACCATAGCGGCTGTCAAAGTTTGGGCGGCGTCGGTCAAGGTCGTTACCGTTGCCTTCTTGGTTGCCGTGTTTGCGGCGATTGGGCCGCTCGTTCGGAGCGAACCGAACAATCCTCTGCCTTTAGTTAAACGATTTGCCATTGTTGGCTCCTAACTTAAGCAACGCAACTTGAGAAGAAGTACCCGAGGTCGGAACCGATTACCTTCATGTCGAAGGCAACTTCGGCTTCAATTCGATCTGCTTTGAATTGTTCCATTCGCATACGGCTGATACCGATTGTGGCGCCCAAACCTTGCGAAACACCCGTCCAAGACATGATGTAACCGCCCGATGGTTGGAGAAGACCTGCGGAAGGAGCCGAATAGGTCAACAGGGCGTGTTTGCCATAATTGAACGCATAAGCGGCGGTACCACCCTCGTTGTTGGTTGCTTTGATGTTCTTGGCAACCATTACTCGTGGCACACCGAACAAAGACGCCATGAGGCTTTCCGACAAAACCTGCGAAGAGGTGTATTTGATTCTGTCGATCAAATCAGGATGGTTCTTCAACTGAATGAAAGTGTCGTAACCCAACAGCAAAGTATTCGGTTCGTAACCTGTCGTTGAAAGAATCGTCCTCTTGCCTGTCTCGATGTCACCAATCGGGTCAGAAGCGGTGTAATCACTCCAAAGATTGCTTGGAGTCGTATCCGTGCCCCAAATGCTCGTCGTGAAAAACGAGGAAACGAACTCTGTTTCCATTTTCAGCAACATACGGGATGTCACGAACTCGGCGGCTTCACGATCAACATTGATCGGGGCGTCTGCGTTTGCACGAGTTTGGTCGCCGATGTCCTTGTGGAACGCATAAACATCCGCTTGATATGAGTCGGTTGACAGGTTGTAACCGCCACCTGCTGATTCGGTGGCGTCAGCACGGCGTTGGGCTTCGTCACGGAACCAATCGTTCTTCGTGTAGGTGTAGAACTTGTCGCTCTGCTTTGAAACAGGCACAACTGGGAAAACCTTTGTTGCTACAAAGTTTTCAGCCATCTGCATATAACCAACGGAAATGTTGGTCAAAATTGCATCGACATGAACCTGATTTGAAGTTGGCTGTGGCATTTTTTTCTGCTCCTATTTGTTTATTGACTTATGCGCCCCGTGCCGCTGAAGCACAGTTCACAATTACGGTTGCGATTTCGGCATCTGCGCCCGAGGCGAGAATGACCGAACCGACGATGAATTTGGTCGTGTCGGT